TCAAATTGTATTAAATGGAAAAAAATTGGGAGGATGTAGTGACTCAATCAGATATCTCCAAGAAAAATCAATCCTCTGATATACCCATAAATAGAGGCGTAGAATTAATACTAGCAGGAGGAGGAAGACCGAAACCTCAAAAGAAACCTTTTGGTATAAGGTTTGAAAATATGGTCTCACTTCTTAATAGAGAGATCCATTTTACTTTTGAGTTTTCTTTGAGCATCAACAAAAAGAAAACAGTTAGTGGAGATGTGCCATGTCAGAAACGTTAGTAATTACCCTAACACTTACGACAGTAGTGTCGTTACTTGCACTTATAGTGGGTGGTATGATAGGATGGATGGCAAGACAGCATTCATATGAGACTACACCGCAATACGTGTATACGCATCCTGAAATGTTAGATGCAAATGGAAATTTAATTCCTGATGAAATTGTAGCCGTGAGGTTTGAAAATTATGACAACGCAGAAGAAACCGAGGAAGACGACAGTTAAAAGAGCGTCAACTCCTATCCCAGATCTTCCACCTAATCCATTTACTTTTGAAGTATTTGATGTTGTATCTAAGCAGAGAAGTGCTGCTAAGAAAGTGGAAGCATTGAAGAAGTTTGAACATGACTCATTAAAGGCATTGTTTATATGGAACTTTGATGAGAGTGTGATTAGTTTACTTCCTCCAGGAGAAGTTCCTTATTCTAGTATGAAAGATGAGCAGAATAATACTGGAACATTAAGTACTAGAATTGGTCAGCAGGTTAATACACTTGCACATAACCAAACCACTCATGTAAATGAAGGACATACTACTCTTCGTAGAGAGTGGACTAAGTTGTATAACTTCATTAAGGGTGGTAATGATTCTTTAAATGGTCTTCGTAGAGAGACTATGTTTATTAACATTCTTACTGGTCTTCATCCATTAGATGCTGAAATCTTATGTCTTGTAAAGGATAAGAAGTTGACAGATAAGTATAAGATTACTAGAGCAAATGTTGAGACTGCATATCCAGATATTGTATGGGGCAATAGATCATGACGGTTATTATTCTTCATGAAAAATGCGAGATAGATAAAGCAGAGGATAAGAAATTACCTTCTGACTCTTTCTTAGTATCATATAAAGTAGAAGATGAAATTAAGTATGATGTAACTAGAGCAGGTACACAACTTGAATTGTTTGATCATTATTATGATACATATAAAAATGTTCAGGGTATTGCTTGGACTAAAGGAATAGTTAATCCTAGAACTTATGCTTCTAGTACTGAACCTCAGAAGTTAAAAAAACCAGAGAGGAAAAAAAGAAAGAGAGAAGAAAGGAAGGATGAAGAATAATTTAAGTGTTGCATCACTAAATTTTTATAAATTTACTAGTGATGATAATGTTCGTTTGCCAATTTTAGATGCTTTAAGATCTGAAAATTGGATGGAGAAAATATCTGAAAATAGATCTAATACTTTATCATTACGAACTGCAAATGCTTATTTACATAAAGATCCTAAGTATAAGATATTTTATGATTGGGTACTTGAGTGTTTAAGACAAGTTCATTCTGACTTAGGAGTTTATTCTGAAAGATTAGATTTGACTCAATGTTGGTCTAATAGAACTTTAAAGGGACAGAATTTACATCCACATATACATCCCAATTCTTTTATAAGTGGAATTTATTATTTAAATTCTTGTAGTACTCCTACTCAATTTGCTTTTGAAAGTATATGGTATAATAACTGGAAAGATTTACCTATTTCTTTAGTAGGAGAAAAATCTAATTCAATGACTTATACAAAAGTTGATTCAAATGCTGGTGATTTGGTAATATTTCCTTCTAGTATTTTACATAGAGTGGATACTCATAATACTGATGAAGAGAGATACACTATTTCATTTAATTCTTTTCCTTCTGGTCAAATTGGTAAGGAATATAGTCTAACTAAAGTAAAAATTAACATAGGAGGATGAAGAATAATGGTAGAAGTTAATTTTGCAAAACAATTAAAAGAAGGAACTAAGAAGTCTCACACAATGGCAGAGAATACTAGTTTTGTTTCTTCTTTTCTTAAGGGTGTAGTTGATGAGATAAGTTATCGTCAACTTGTTGCTAATTTCTATTTCATATATCATGCATTAGAAAGTGAAATGAAACTTCATAAGGATCATGAATATGTTGGCAGGGTTGCACTTGATGGTCTTGCAAGACATCATGCTCTGGCGAATGATTGTAAGTATTTTTATGGATATAAATGGCAAGATACCATACGTCCAACTGAACAAGCACAGAGATATGTTAGTCGTATTCATGAGGTTGCTAACAAAACTCCAGAGTTATTGATAGCACATCATTATACACGATACATGGGTGACTTATCTGGTGGACAGATACTTAAGGGTATTGCACAGAAAGCATTAAACCTTAGAGATGTTGGACTTGAGTTTTATGATTTTCCTGAGATAGAAGATAAGAAAGAATTTAAAGAATCATATAGAAGTATTCTTGACAATCTTCCTATAGATCAATCAACTATGAATGCTATTATTACTGAAGCAAATTATGCTTTTAGATTAAATATGTATATGTTTGAAGAGATTCAAGGTAATGCAACAGCACCTTTAATTAAGATTCTTATGAGTTACCTTAAAGACTTTGTAGATGAAATGACTTATTCAAAGAGGTTTAGGAAATGACAAAAGGAAAAGATTTAAATATTGATATTAATTTGGATGAATTGCGTCCAATAAAAAAACAATATAAAAAACTTAGAAAGTATATGAAATCTAATCTTTATCAGATCAAAGAGATGGATGGTACTGAAAAAGTTGTAAGTAGTTTGTTGAAAGAATATCAAGATGAATTTATAAAAGAACAAAGGGATAAGTTTGTATCAGAGAATACAAAAGAACTTGACTAAATAATTCAAATGTGTTATAATTAACACAATCGTTCAACCTGATACATTCAGGTCGCAAGTAAGCCGACTCGGAACGGATTCGTTCATCTCCTTTGGAGACGCAAAAGCCGACTGAAGGAACGGAGTAAAATCCCAACTACTTCAGGAGTAAACCAATGGCACTAGTCACATACCGTGGTGTCCAATACGACACCAACGAGCGAAAGCAAGTAAAGACACAGAAGGTTGAAGAAACCTACCGTGGAATCAAGTTTGAAAAAGAACTCACTGCTGCTTGAACAAACGCTTACATATACGTCTTAGGAGGGTTGATTCCCTCCTTTTTTTGTGCTATAATAAATAAAATGAAAAAATCTCATGGATAAGGGAAAATTAAAACTTTTAATTCGTAATGTAGAATTAGCAGTTGACTCTTTAAAGTCTGAGATATATTCAGATGTAGACGCATACACAGTTAAAGAGTATGCAAATACAAGGTTAGCAGACTACGATGAAGTATTTGAAGATGATGATTAACTTATGAATGTAAAACTTGTTAGTATCACTCCTGATGCGGAGCAGACAATGGCATACATTGCCAGAGTATCTAATCCATCTAATCAGGACAATGAAAAATATTCTGGTCTATTGAAGTATTGTATTAAGCATAACCATTGGTCTGTGTTTGAGCAATCATCAATGTCAGTAGAGATTGAGACTACTCGTGCTATTGCTGCACAGATTCTACGTCATAGATCTTTTACTTTCCAAGAGTTCTCTCAAAGGTATGCTGCTAGTACAGCACTAGGTGACATTCCTTTACCTGAACTTAGAAGACAAGATTTAAAGAATCGTCAGAACTCTACTGATGATTTAGATCCATTTATAGTTCAGGATTTTGAACTTAAAATTAAAAAGCATTTTGTTGAAGCAGTTAAATTGTATGATGAAATGTTAGACGCAGGTGTTGCTAAAGAGTGTGCTAGAATGGTACTACCACTTGCAACTCCTACAAGGATCTATATGACTGGTTCATGTCGTTCTTGGATACATTATATTAATCTAAGATCTGCACATGGTACACAGAAGGAACACATGGAGATTGCAGAAGCATGTAGGAAGGTGTTTACCGAACAGTTCCCTGCAGTATCAGAAGCCCTTGAATGGGTCTAAATAATTTTACAAAACTTAAACAAATTATGCCTACCTATCCTGTTGTCAATTTAAAAACTAAAGAGAAGAAAGAAATTTCTATGACTATGAAGGAGTACGATCAGTGGAGAAAGGACAACCCTGATTGGGATAAAGATTGGTCAGCAGGATGTGCTGGTGTAGGAGAAGTTGGAGATTTCCAAGACAAAATGAAAAAGTCACATCCTGGTTGGAATGATGTTTTACATAAGGTATCTAAGATGCCTGGTGCAAACGTCAAACCATTATAGGATAGTTAAATATGCCAGCTAAAAAAAGGAACGGGAATGGTAATTCTGTAAGTGGAATTGGTAGCATGAGTGCCAAGCAACTTAAAAGAAAGAAACCAATTAATACTGATGTAATGGTTGACATTAAACCATTAACTAAGAATCAGGAAAAGTTTTTTGAGGAATACAAAAAAGGTAGGAATCTATTTGCATATGGTGCAGCAGGTACTGGTAAGACCTTTATAGCATTGTATCTTGCATTGAAAGAAGTACTAGATGTAGTTACTCCTTATGAGAAAGTATATATTGTTCGCTCTTTAGTTTCTACTAGAGAGATTGGTTTCCTACC